GTGTGATGAGGTTGAAACGCTGAAGGACGCCGCCGTCATGCCGCCGGCTGGAGAGGCTGGTGAAATCGCGTCACTGAAAGCAAAGCTCGATGAGGCGAAGGTGCCGTACCGGGCCAACGCGTCGAAAGAATCCTTGGAAAAGCTCGTCGCGGATCTGCCCAAGGCCTGATAATGCTGGCTGTCGGTGACCCGGCGGCCAATCTTCAAACCATTCCAGCGAGTTGACGCATGACACTCATCATCGAGGACGGGCAGGGGCTTCCCGACGCCGAAAGCTACGCGAGCGCCGAGGACCTGGCCATGTATGCCGTGAAATTCGGCACGGTCATCCCCGCCGGTGTTCCCGAGCAGGAAGCGCTGCTGCGCCGGGCCGCTTTGGCTATGGGTGGAATGACCTGGAAGGGCCGCAAGACCAGCAGCGAGCAGGGGCTAGCCTGGCCGCGGCGGGAGGTGCTGCTGGATCAAGAGATCAAGCCGAACAACTACCTGCCAGCGCGCATCCAGTACGGCCAGATGGCCCTGGCCGCCGAAATCCATCAGGACGATATCGACCCGGTGGAGAAGCGCAAGGGCGCGGTTCTGCTGGATCGTGTCGAGGGTGCGGTGACGCGGCAGTACGCGGCGATCCCCAACACCAGCAACCGGCTACTACCAGCGGCACCGGATCGGCCAAGTGCTACGCAGTTTGCGGATTACCTACAAAAGCGCGGGCTGTTCGCCGTTCGCGCATAGCCACAACGGAGACCGCCATGGCCACCTTCTACGACGAAATGGCCGTGATGGCTCTGGAGATGATCACAGAGTTCGGCCAGCCCGTGACTATCAGCAAGACGCAGCCGGGCGAATACGACCCTGAGCTGGGCGGTGAAGCACCAGGTGCAACCGTAGAGCATATCGCCCAGGGCATCCTCATCGACTTTACCGGCCTCGAATTTCAAAACAACAGCCTCATCAGGCAGGGCGACAAGAAGCTCAAGATCGCCGCACAGGGTTTGACCTGGGTGCCGGGCCTGCTCGACAAAGTGGTCGCCCAGGGCCGCACCTGGTCAATCGTCCCGCCACTGAAAGAGGTCAACCCGGCCGGCACTCCGATCCTGTATGAGCTGCAGGTGCGGTCGTGAATCGCGCAGGCGCCGGCCAGTCCGGCAGCTTCGCCCTGAGCCTGGCCGAGTTCGCAGCCCAGGCTAGCGAATCCATCGATGCCAGCGTGCGTGAAATCATCATCGAGGTCGGCACCAGCCTGATCCGGATGTCCCCGGTGGGCAACCCGGAGATCTGGGCGCAGAACGCCGTAGCGACTCAGTACAACCAGGCGGTAGGCGATCACAACAGCGCTCTGCGTAGTGATCCGGCGAATCTCACCAAGGCCGGCAGGCTCAAGAAGGGTCGCAAACTCAACGATGGCATGGACATCAAGGCTCCTAAGGGCTACGTCGGCGGTCGGTTCCGTGCGAACTGGCACATATCGCTCGGCGTAGTCGAGAACGTCACCTTCGACGACGTTGACCCCAGCGGCGCTGAAACCACTGCCGCGCTGGTCGCTGCAATGAGCGACTTCACCGCCGGTCAGATGGCCTACATCATCAACAACTTGCCCTATGCGATCCCGCTGGAGTTCGGCCATTCAACCCAGGCCCCTGGCGGCATGGTCCGGGTAACCGTGGCTCGCTTTCAGCAGATCGTGGTGGAGGCCATCAGGAACAACCAGATATGAGTCACGCACGAGCCCGTCAGGCCATTGAAACGAAGCTGGCCGCATGGGCGGCTGCACGCCCGATACGAGTGGCCTACGCAAACCAGCCTTTTACACCAAGCACCTCTGAAACGTACCTGCGAGCCTACCAGCTGCCGGCCAGCACCACCTGCCGCTATCTCGGCGGGGAGGCTTAAGAGTACGCCGGTGTTTATCAGGTCAGCATCGTCTGCCCCTCTGCGCAGGCCATGGCCACCGCCGAGACGCTAATCGATGAGTTGACTCGGCTGTTTCGCGTCGACACAGCTCTGACCCGCAATGGGTTCGAAGGCTTGATCACCGAGCCATTAGACCAGGGACCAACCATCACAGAGTCGGCGACCTACACGGTCTCGGCCAGCTTCACCTATCTGGGTGTCGCAGACCAACCGCCCGCTGGGGCATAACCTACCGCCGCCAGGCGGGCACTCAAGAGGAAATACACCATGGCCGCACGCTTCCCGCTGCCGAACGGCGCTGTGCTGGAGATCGCCAGCGTTATGGGCTCCGCAGTCGCCTTCACCGCATTGACCAATGCAAAATCGCCAGTCGCTGCCTCTGTAGGGCACAGCATTGAAAACGGCGACGTCCTGCTGATCAATTCTGGTTGGGCGCTGATCAACGACCGCGCAGTAAAGGCTTCCGGCATTACTGCTGATGCTTTCGCTCTGGCCGGTCTCAATACCACCAATACCGACAAGTACACCGTGGGCGCAGGTGCTGGCTCTGTAATCCCGGTGTCCGGCTGGGCGCAGATCTCGAAGGTCACGTCTTTCACTTCTTCTGGCGGTGAGCAGCAGTATCAAACCGTCGGCTACCTGGAAGATGACGACGACAAACAGTTCCCGACAAACCGCAATCCGACCACGATCACTATCGTGGTGGAGGACCAGCCAACGGCTCAATACGTCGAGACCGTCGAAGGGTACGACGACACCAAGGAGCTGGCGGTGGTCCGCATGAAGTTGCGTAACGGTGACCAGATTCTCTACCCGGGCTATGTGAGCATCACTCCCGACCCAACCATGGAGCGTAACAACGTCATGACGCGCACCATCAGCATCGGGCTTTCCGCTCGTTCGCTCCGTTATTTGGCTGGCGCATAAGGATTTCCCATGGCAAAGATCAGGATCGCCCAGAACCCTACATTCAAGGCATTCGTGCTGATCCCAATTGTTGGAGAGGAGCCCGAAAAAATCGAGTTCACCTTCAAGTATCGGGATCGCCCGGGACTTGCCGCCCTATTCGATGATTGGAGCGCAAAGGGGAGGGAGATGCGCGAGAGCTTCGGTGAGGCGACCACATTGTCCGATGTCGTCGCAGCCGAGACGGAGCTTCAAGTGCAGCAGATCAAGGACCTAGTTGTTGGCTGGGGCTTCGATGACAAGTTCGACGACAAGAGCATCCAGGCCCTTGTTAAGTCCTGTTATGGCACCGCCGAAGCGGTCGTCAGCGCTTATCAGGACGCGTTCAGCCAGGCTCGCCTGGGAAACTGATAGCGGCAGCCAAGGCAATGTACGCAAGCGGCCAATCTGCTGAGCAGTTGGCTGCTCTCGGGCTGACGGCTGCCGATCTCGATGAGGAAGATGTTGAGGTCTGGCCTTGCAACTGGCCGGCCTTCCTGCTGTTCAATCGTATGTCTACCCAGTGGCGAGCAGGCGCCGGCGGCGCGATCGGTCTCGACTACAGCTGCATCCGCGACGTGGCCGGGTTCCTCGGCATCAAGAAAAAGAAGCTCGCTGAAATCTTCCCTGACCTTCAAGTCCTGGAAGGCGAAGCCCTGCGCGTCATGGCGGAGGAAAGGGAAAACAACCCGTAACCACGGGCACTTATTCAAGGTGAGTCGATGAACATTGCAGAACTCGGCGTCAAGATCGACTCGGCCGATGCGATCCAGGCAAAAACGAGCCTAGATGAAATGGCGAAGGCCGGCGGCCGGGCCGAGCAGTCCGCTGTTTCGCTGATGAACGAAATGCAGGCCCTGGAGAAGTCGCTTTCCACCAGCGCCAAGACTACCCAGGACCTGGCAAAGCAGCGTGAGGCTCTTGCCAAGCTGACCAAGACCGGCGCCTATGGCGAGGCCGAGGCGGCGAAGATCTCCGCGCAGCTCGACAAGCAGCAGGTGGCTCTGGCCAAGTCTGCCCTGGATGAGCAGAAGGCCCTGAACAGCCTTCTGGGCGCCATCGACCCGGCCCGCGCCGCATTGGTGAAGCTGGATACCCAGGTCGAGCAGCTTGGTAAGCACCTGGACGAGGGGCGCATCAGCCAGGATCAGTACAACAGTGCCCTGGGCAAGATCGACAAGGACTACGCCAAGCTCGAAAAGACCGCCACGGGATTCGACAAGCTGCGCCTCGGCACCCGTCAGGCGCAGGAAAACGTTGTGCAACTGGGTAATGCGCTGTCCTCTGGCGACTGGGGTAGCGGCGTACGCGCCGTGGCTCAGTTGGGCGCGGGCGCCGGGGCGGGTGCTGCGGGGCTGCTTGCCATTCTGGGGCCGCTGGCCCTGGCCACAGCAGCCGTTGGCGGCCTAGCTGTTGCCTACTACAAAGGTAGCGAGGAGCAGGACCGCTACAACAAATCACTGATCCTCACCGGTAACTACGCCGGTATCAGTGCTGGGCAGCTTGGCGATATGGCCCGGCAGGTGAGTGCCTCTGTCGGCACGACCGGGCAGGCCGCCGAAGTTTTGGCCCTGCTGGCTGGTAACGGAAAGATCGCTGGCGAGAGCTTCACCGGCATCACCCAGGCTGCCGTTTCGATGCAGCAAGCCACCGGCAAGGCGGTGAGCGAGACGGTCGCCGAGTTCTCCAAGCTGGCAGACGACCCGGTAAAGGCCTCTGCTGCACTAAACGAGCAGTATCACTACCTGACGGCCTCGGTTTACTCGCAGATTGCCGCGCTGGAAGAGCAGGGCGACCATGCGGGCGCCGTTAAGCTTGCGACCGAATCCTATGCTGACGCGATCAATGAGCGCACGCCGAAGATTCTGGAAAATCTGAGTTTCTGGGAGCGGGGTTATAACGCTGTTGCGCGTGCTGCCGACAATCTCAAAAACATTGGCCGACCGGACATTGGTGCAGATATTGAGCAGGCTCGCCGCGACTTGACTGATGCGCAGAAGGGCAATATCGGCCTGTTTCAAAACCATAAGGAGATGATCAAGTTTCGGCAAAACCGCCTGAGCATGCTGGAAGATGAGAAAGCCGCCCAGGAAGATATCGCCAAGTGGGAGGGCGAGCAGGCCAAGGCACAGGGTGCGGCCGTTACTGCCATGACCAAAGTTGACGCGCTGACCAAGTCGTCGTTGACCAATGAGCAAAAGCGGACCAAAGAGCTTGAGGACTACAAGCAGCAACTGGCTGATATCCGCAAGGTTTCGCCAAACGATCCGCGCCTACAGCAGGACGCTGTCGATAAGAACATAGCGAACATCAACGCCAAGTTCAAAGACCCCAAAGCGCCCGGCACCCAGGTCGACCTGACCAGCTTCAACAGCGCCAAGAACGACCTGGCTGCCATCACCGACACCTACAAAAACTACCAGAAGGAACTGGACGCGGAGCAGAAGGCCGGCCTGCTTTCAGAGGCTGATTACCTGCTGCGGCGCCAGGCGCTGATCGGCAATCAGCTCGACCAGACCACGGCAGCGTACGAGGCCGAGATTGCGGCGTTGGAAGCCGCCAAGGGCAAGAAGACCACATCGGCAGCGCAAAGCATCCAACTCGACCAGAAGATAGCCGACGCGCGCGCAGGGATGGTCAAGGCGCAGAAGGATGCCGATAGCCAACTTGAAGTGTTGGCTACC